TGATAGAACTAAGATAGAAGTTGATTATAACCAGGATAACGGTCCGACAATAGAAGAAATACTAAACGGTGAAACATAATGTCGCACCCTGTAACCGAATATGCTATAGATGTCGTTGAAAGTGAAGTTACTACAGGCAAATATGTAAAATGGGCTTGTCAAAGACACCTTGATGATCTAGAACGTGATGATGTTTATTTTGATGAAACTGCAGCCAATCGTATTATAAATTTTTATAAATTAACACCACATGTCAAAGGAGAATGGGCAGGTAGACCTATCGAATTAGAACCCTGGCAGAAGTTCATTGTTGGTTCTCTTTTTGGTTGGAAACGTGAAGATGATACCAGAAAATACAGAGAAGTATATATTGAGGTTGCTAGAAAGAACGGCAAGACAACCTTAATGGCACCAATAGGATTATATGGAATGAAATTCGATAAAGAACCAGGGGCTGAAGTATATTCTGCTGCAACAACAAGGGATCAGGCAAAAGAGATATTTTCACCAGCCAAACAAATGGTGAAAAAATCAGATTATATTAAAGATGTCAAAGTCTATAAAAATAACCTATCACACGTGGAGAGTTTTTCTAAATTTGAACCTTTATCAAGTGATTACGACACTTTAGAAGGGAAAAATATACACTTTGGATTAGTTGATGAGTTACACGCTCATTCTGATAGTGGTGTTTGGGATGTATTGGCTGATGGTACCGGCTCACGTAGGCAACCTTTGATGATTGCAATTACTACAGCCGGATTCAACCAAGAGTCTTTTTGTTATAAGTATAGAAATTATTGTATTGATTTGGTAGACCCCAGCAAAAATGATTTTGTTGATGATTCTCAGTTTGCATATATAGCAGAACTAGATGAGGATGATGATTGGACAGATGAGAGCACTTGGGTAAAAGCTAATCCTAATTTAGATGTATCAGTTAAAAAAGACAACATAAAGCGCAGGATAAACAAGGCTAAACGGATGCCCGCTCAAAGAAATAGGATAATCTGTAAAAGACTTAATATCTGGACTAATGCAGAGAGCAGATGGATGGATATGACCGAGTGGGATGATTCAGCCGGTTATGATCTTTCAGAATTTGAACAAATTCAAGAAGAACTAGAGGGCGAACCCTGTTATGCAGGATTAGACCTTTCAAAACGAATAGATATAACAGCTTATGTTAAAGTTTTTAAGAGAGAGAACAATTTTATTGTTATTCCAGAGTTTTTTGTTCCTGAAGAAGCTATACAGGAGCGCTCTAAAAAAGATGGGGTACCTTATGATGCTTGGGCAAGGGAAGGTTATATAAATACAACCCCGGGCAATGTGGTAGATTATAGATATATCGAAGATATGATTAAAAATGATTATGAAAAGTATAATATGCAGGAAGTTGCCCATGATAGATGGGGCGCCACACAATTAGCCCAAGATTTAGATGATGCAGGCATTACAATGGTGCCGATGGGGCAGGGATATAAGTCTATGTCCGACCCCATGAAAGAACTTGAAGCACTTATATTAGATAATAGACTAATACACTTTAAACACCCCGTACTTCGCTGGATGGCAGATAATACAATTGCAAGTACAGACCCAGCAGAGAATATAAAACCCAATAAAGCTAAATCGAAAGAAAGAATAGATGGAATAGTGGCTTTAATCATGGCAATAGGTAGAGCAATAGTCAATGAGGGCAAAGGGAAAAGTGTTTATGAGGAACGAGGGATAAGAACCCTATAAAGGAGTTGATTACAGATGTGAAAAACATAGATTGGAACGATCTTATATTTTTTATTGGTCTAGGTATTACAACAACAGGATTATGGCTTTATTCGCCCGCTGTTAGTTTAACTGTGACAGGGGGCATCTTAATGTGGGCTGGTTATGCCCGGGCCGGAGGTGATAATTAATGGGATTTCTATCAGACATAAAAGAGAATAGAGAAAAAGCTAGCGGTATTGCTAATCCGGCCAAATGGTTAGTAGATATGTTCAACCCTAATTCTACAAGTGGTGTTACAGTTACAGAAGAAAATGCTATGCAAAATTCAGCCGTCTATGCTGCTGTAAGAGTAATATCTGAAACAGTAGCGAGTTTGCCCCTTAATGTATATCGAGAAAAAGATGGCGTAAAAGAGAAAGCAAAAAATAATTACCTTTATTCACTATTACACAATAAACCAAACAATTTAATGACCTCTTTCACTTGGCGAGAAACAATGATGGCACATTTATTACTCTGGGGTAACCATTATTCGCAAAAAGAGATTGATAACTCAGGTAAAATAGTAGCATTGTGGCCGTTACTACCAAGCAAGATGAGAGTAAAGAAACATAATAACAAACTATATTATAACTATTATCCGGATAATGGTGAGAAAATAACATACAGCATGAGAGAAATTTTGCATATTTCGGGCTTAGGATTTAATGGTTTAAAAGGTAAATCAGTAATAAAGATGGCAAGAGAAGCAGTTGGGCTTGGATTGGCTGCTGAAGAGTTCGGTGCTAGGTTTTTTAGTCAAGGGGCGCAGCCCGGAGGTATTATAGAATACCCAGGGCGGATGTCAGATGAAGCCTATAAGAGATATAAGAAAGATGTCAATAAAAAATACGGTGGTTTAGGAAATTCACACAAGATTATGGTATTAGAAGAGGGTTTAAAATATAACCAAACTGGGATACCGCCAGATGATGCTCAATTTTTAGAAACTAGGAAATTTCAAATTGAAGAAGTTGCAAGGATATTTAGAGTGCCGCCACATATGTTAGCCGATTTAGAAAGAGCTACATTTTCAAATATTGAGCAGCAGTCTATTGATTTTGTTGTAAATACTATACGGCCTTGGCTTGTAAGGATAGAACAGACTCTTAATGATAAATTGATTAGTTCTAAAAATAACAAAAATTATATTGAATTTGTTGTTGAGGGGTTATTGAGAGGGGATAGCCAAGCTAGAGCAGAGTATTATAATCAAATGTATCAAGTAGGGGCTATGAGTCCTAATGACATAAGAAAAAAAGAAAATATGAATCCGATTGATGGCGGAGATCAATACTTTGTACCTCTTAATTTTATTCCTCTAGAAGAAGATAATCCGAAAACTGAAACCAATAATATACGGGCAGTTGATAAGGAAAAAGAGATTAGGGCTAGGAGGAACGCACAGAAAAGAGTTAATATTAGAGAACGCTACAAAAGATTAATTAAAAAATCTGCTGACAATATAGTTAAAAGAGAAATTAACAAGATACAAGATCTAGTAAATAAAGAATTAAAAAATACTACTAGAAATGAACAAAACTTTAGGGATAAAATAATTAAATTTTATGATGAAAAATTTCCTAATGAGATTAAAGATGAAATAAAACCGGTCCTTAATAATTTAGCGAAAGCCGTGGCAGATGAAGCTACTGAAGAAGTGGGTATTAAGGATTTTGATATTAACAACTTTTTTGCTAAATATATGGATTCAATGGCAAAAAAACATGCCGGATATTCCAGAGGTCAATTATTGGCTTTGATGAATGAAGCAGATGACATAGAACAATCTGTCACATTAGTTGAAGAAAGATTAGAAGACTGGGACAAGAAAAGAGCAGATAAAATATCACAAGAACAAGCAGTCAAAGTAGAAGGAGCAATAACAAGGCAGGTCTTTAATGTAGCCGGCATTACAAAAATTATGTGGGTTGCCGGAGGCGATGCTTGTCCAATTTGTCAGGATATGGATGGAAAAGTTGTCGGAATTGAAGAAAACTTTTTAGATCAAGACGAAACTATACAAGAAAAAGGAGGATATTCAGCAAGCGGACCCAAAGCACACCCGCCGCTGCATCAAGGCTGTGATTGCGGGTTAGCCAGAGGGTAAAAACAATAATCGCTAATTAATCAGCACCCGAGAGGGTGTTTTTTAATGCCCGATTTGAAAGGTGGTGAGTATATGGAGAAGGATAAGAAAAAACTTGAAGGAAAAGAAGAAAGATCTTTTAGAACTATGGAAATAAGGGATG